ACAAGCAACTTTGCAGATGCTCAACCTGTTATTTTGGTTGCTCAGTCATCTGGCATTCAAGGATTAACTGGCTCACAGGGAACACAAGGATTACAAGGGCTAACTGGTATTGGTTTGCAGGGCATACAAGGAACTACTGGTGTTCAAGGTGACTTTGGTTCTCAAGGAACGCAGGGCGTACAAGGACCACAAGGGACTATCGGTTCGCAAGGATTACAAGGGGTTCAAGGGTCGGTTGGTCTACAAGGGTTTGTTGGTCTGCAAGGAACGCAAGGGGTCGAAGGTGCACAAGGTATCCAAGGACTTGTTGGCGATACGGGTATTCAAGGAATTACTGGTACACAGGGAACAATCGGCTTACAAGGTACGCAAGGCACAACTGGCGATACGGGTTCACAAGGTATAACAGGTAGCCAAGGTCTTACTGGCGCACAAGGATTAACAGGTACGACTGGTGACACTGGTGCGCAAGGTACCATCGGCGTACAAGGAATTCAAGGAACGCTTGGATTACAAGGTTCAATTGGTTTGCAAGGTGTACAAGGTGTTACAGGCAGTACTGGTTCCCAAGGAGTCCAAGGACTAATTGGTGCGCAAGGTGATATTGGTGCGCAAGGAACTATTGGAGCCCAAGGTCAAACTGGAATTCAAGGTGCGCAAGGAACATTTGGTCTACAAGGTATTCAAGGGCAAGCAATTCAAGGTACAACTGGTTCCCAAGGGGCACAAGGAACAGAAGGTCTACAAGGCACACAAGGATTGACTGGCGTTCAAGGTCTTATTGGACAACGCGGTGTGCAAGGATTTGCTGGTCTTGATGGTTCGCAAGGTATTACTGGAACGCAGGGTATTACTGGCTCGCAGGGAATAACTGGTACGCAAGGTGCAACAGGTACTCAGGGTCTAACTGGTATCCAAGGTTCCGTAGGTGTGCAAGGAATTACTGGTCTGCAAGGACTACAAGGTAATACTGGTATCCAAGGTTTAACGGGATTACAAGGTACACAAGGGGTTCAGGGACAATTAGGCGCGCAAGGTAATCAAGGGTCACAAGGCATAACGGGTATTCAAGGCGTACAAGGCATACAAGGATTATTTGGTGCGCAAGGCATTCAAGGTTTAACTGGCGCTGGTGGTTCGCTTGCTTATTACGGCTCATTCTATGACACAACCACACAAACACCTGCGGCTATCAATACTGGTTATGCGATCAATATTGGTTACACTGCAGACAGTTTTGGCGTTAATCGTTCCAACAATAGTCGTATTAACTTTACCGCCGCTGGCACTTATGATATTCAATTCTCGTTGCAATTAAAATCAACATCAGCCACAGACAAAAAAGTACAAATTTGGCTAAAGGTTAATGGCTCCAATGTTGATGATAGCAACTCAGAGATAACTTTATTTGATGATGGTCAAACGGAAGTACCTTCATGGAACTTTGTTTTGCCACTTAATGCTAACGATTACATTGAACTATTTTGGGCATCAGATAGTACCGCTGTCAATATACAGGCTGCGCTTACGCCACTTGATGCGGCTCCTTCAATTCCATCCGTCCTTCTTACAGCAACGCAAGTCGCATATTCAATTCAAGGTGCAGCGGGAACAACGGGCACACAAGGAATTACTGGCTCGCAAGGATTGACTGGTATCCAAGGTTCTGATGGTACAAATGGAACACAAGGCGCAACAGGCTCACAAGGATTAACTGGGCAGACAGGTTTGCAGGGAATAATCGGTCTGCAAGGGGTACAAGGCGTAGACGGAATCCAAGGGTTCACTGGAACGCAAGGAACCACAGGTATTCAAGGTGTCATTGGTTTACAAGGTGTTCAAGGTACACAGGGAATTATTGGCTCGCAAGGACTTACGGGAACACAGGGATTAACTGGCATCCAAGGAACAACGGGCGCACAAGGTACCACTGGTGCAAACGGAATCAATGGAGATACGGGTGCGCAAGGTGCTACTGGAAGTCAAGGCGCAACAGGAATACAAGGAACAACTGGACTAACTGGTTCACAGGGAACCCAAGGATTGACTGGTTCGCAGGGTATTCAAGGGCTAGATGGCGCACAAGGTCTAACAGGAACGCAAGGTACCAGCGGAACAAATGGAACAAGCGGTGCGCAAGGTACACAAGGAACCACAGGCAACCAAGGCGATCAAGGTATCCAAGGTATTCAGGGTCTTACAGGCAGTCAGGGTATAACTGGTAGTCAAGGAACAATCGGCTCGCAAGGACTAACTGGCGTACAAGGTACTATCGGTTCACAAGGTCTAACTGGTACACAGGGTAATACTGGAAGTCAAGGTTTGACTGGAACCCAAGGCTTAACTGGTATTCAAGGTTCAAACGGCACACAAGGAATCACGGGAACCCAAGGCGTACAAGGTCGTCAAGGAACAACGGGTCTACAAGGATTACAAGGATTACAAGGTTTAACAGGATTGCAAGGTACGCAAGGTCTACTTGGTACTGGCACTCAAGGAACAACGGGAGCGCAGGGAACAACAGGTACAACAAGCGCATCTACTTCTGCGCCTTATGGTTTAACTTTACAACATTCATTAACTTCTGGAACTTCATTTACGCCAGTTGGTAGCCCCGCTTGGATTTATGTCGTTGCCGTTGGCGGTGGTGGTGGAGGTGCAACCAACGGAGGCGGTGGTGGTGCTGGTGGATTAACTCAAGGTTGGATTCCGCTTATTACCTCATACGCTATTGGTTCGGGCGGTGGTGCAGGTGCATCAGGTGGAATTACTCGTATCGGCGGAATAATTGCTGGCGGAGGTGGTGGCGGTGCAACATCGGCTACTGGAACTGCCGCAGGAATTGGTGGCGGCACTGGTGGCGTAAACAGCGCTGTTGCTAGTGCTGCGGGTGGTGCTGGATTATTTGGCGGTGCTGGCGGTGCATCTTCTGGAACAGGCGCGAATACAGCGGGCAACCCAGGAATTGGTGGGTCTGGGGGTAATGGTACTGCAGCAGGTGGTAATGGTATTTCAGGCGGTGGCGGTGGCGTAGCAGCAACTGGTGGTGCTGGCGGTGCAGGTCTAGTTGGCGGAGGCGGTGGACACGCTACTTCAACAAACGGTGGTGCTGGCGGTGCAAGTGCTGGCGGTGCAGGTGGCACTAGAGGAACAACAGCAGGAGGTGGTGGCGGTGGTTATCTTGCCGCTGGTTCCAACGGTGCAACTACTGTTGCTGGCGCTGGCGGTTCTGGCGGTGGTGGTGGTGGCGGTGGCGCAACTGCTGGCAGCGGTGGAAATGGCTGCATACTTATTTACTACTAGGAGATTAGATGTTTACAAATAACGCAAACTATAATTTACCTGAACCTCCTATTGGTATCACTCTTCGTTATACATTGACCGCTGCTGGAACAAGTCTTACATTCCCAGCAGGTGTCGAACGCGTATGGGCTGTTGTCGTTGGCGGTGGCGGTGGTGCAAGTGCATCTTCAACAGCGGGTGCTGGCGGTGGCGGTGGCGGAGTCACTATGGGCTGGACAGATGCAAGCGATACTTACACAATAGGCGCTGGCGTTTCATCAGGTCGCGGTGGAACAACAATCTATTCTGGTTTGGTTGCTGGTGGCGGTGGCGCAGGTGGTACACCAAAAGATGCTGGAATCGGCGGTGGAGGTGGAGGTGCAACGGGCGCGCTTACTAGCGGTAACGGCGGTAATGGATTTTTTGGCGGTGATGGCGGTGCTGCGGTAACGGGCGTGTCAAGTACTGGCGGTGAGAAGAATGGCACCATTGGATACGGCGGTGGCGGAGGTGGTGGTGGCGACGGCGGTAATGGGGTTTCTGGCGGTGGCGCTGGAGGCAACGGTACTTCTCCAAGTTTATTAGTTCGTGGTCAAGGAGCCACTGGTGGTTCTGGTTTGGTTGGTGGCGGTGGAGGTGCGTTAAATAGCACAAACACTGGCAACGGAGGAACTGGTGGTTCTGGCGCTGGAGGCGCAGGAGGAACTGGTGGGGTTGCCGCTTCGGGAACTCGCGGTGGAGGTGGTGGCGGTGGTTATTTAGCGGCAGGTAGTAATGCTTCCACAACTGCTGGAGGAAATGGTGGTTCTGGTGGCGGCGGTGCAGGTGGAGGACAAACTGCTGGCACTGGCGGTAATGGTTGCATCTTAATTTACTACTAGGAGAAGAATGACAATAGAGATTAGAACTGGCGTAAAATGCACATACAAGTGTGGTACTTGCGGCATTGGTTACACGGAACAAAGAGATTTACAAGAACCTCAGTTTTTTACTGAATGTCAAAAGTCTGGTTGTTTTGGAGTATATCAATTGATTAGTCAAACGGAATATACCTATGAACAGTATGTTGAAGAAAGCGGTTCGTTTTCAGAAGAATAAACCTCACACCCGTTAGGTTTGACACTTATGTACGCATTTGAATATAGAAGTGTAATATAGTTTATTTACTATATGCTTAGCGAACCCAAAGCATTCCTACATCTGATGTTGGGCGCAAATTAGACTTTTTCCAATAACCCTTTTCCCACAAAGTGGCATTTTTATCGTGCCACTTACCAAGATCAAATGTTTTTAAGTCAAACCAAACATCTGGTATTTCACAATGATGTTCAATAAATTGCGGTGCAACTTGCGTATAACCACCAATTTCTAAATACTTTAACTGTTCCAAATGTTCAGCCCAAGTAGCCCAAGTCCACTCAAACGCAATAGTTCCCATCTTGCTGGATAAACCTTTGAACACAGACCACTCTGCACCTTCGACATCAATCTTAATAAGGTCAGGCGTTCCATATTTAAGCGCAAGCGTGTCAATTGTGATCGTTGTCGCTGTGACGGTTCGATAAGGTTTTCCCGCATACGGCATGGATTCATCCGTTAGCCAGTCTAAGTTAATGGTTGATAGTCCATCCTCCTCAGCCTCAAAGAATTCTATGGTTGCGTAATCAGAACCGCTGACGGCGTATTTAAGAGGTACTACATCTGGGTTATAGATAAAGTTACCAACCAGTTGCGCAAACACGCGAGGGGCTGGTTCTAAGGCTATTACGCGGTATCCTTTACTTAAGGCGGCTAAGGTAAAGTCACCACGATTCGCGCCAATATCAAAGCACAACATTTAACTTCTCCAAGTTGTAAATTACGGCATCCTTATACATCTTATCCATTGTTAGCGCATTAAGTATGCGAAGCGTGGAAAGTGCTTCTTCCTTACGACCTATCCACCACGCGGCTATTCCCTTTTGGAATAACAAGCAATATGAACCAAAATATCCTAAGTCAGCGGGTAGTGGTTCAGGGTCGGCAGTAGCCCAACCGTGTCCAATTGCTGCCCATGTGTAGGATTCCTGCCATTGACCAGCCTTTTCGTAATACTGGCTCAACTTAAAGTAAGCCTCTGGTCGTGTATCGTCATATGCAACCGCTTGCAGTAGGCAGTTAGTTACGGATTGTTCGCGCCCTTGTTGATCGTTAAAACATTGTGCCATGCGAAGCAACGATGTATAAGCCTTTGGACTAGCCTCACCGCTATATTCAGCACAGCGTAGGTAAAACGATACGGCACTTGCAGTCTGATTAAGTCGTAAGTATTCCTCGGCTAAGTCAAAGTTTAGGCTAGGGTTAAACGGATCATTGGATAACTCAACAACCAAGTTTTCAAT